AAAAGTAGCTAAATTAACCGATGTAACACCCAATGCGGTATCAATGTGGCGAAAAAACAACATTCCTCATGCTCAATTTGTATTTTTGGCCGCAACCCTTGAACGTGAGTCACATGGTTTAATTACACGCAAAGACATATTTCCTAAGTCTTGGCACATAATTTGGCCTGAGTTGCAAGAAAGCGAATGGTAATGAATAGAGAACAGATGCTTATTGAAATGCTAGAAGTAGCAGACAAGCAAATACACGAATTACAACTTAGAGCAGACTTTCTGTATAAAGAAGTTGCTCAGTTGCGTGAGCGTATTACTTATTTAGAACCACAAGTGTTTGGTGGCAATACAAAATGAAATTTGAAATAGAAATTACAAGAGAAAATGAAGATGGTTCAGCAGATTGCTTGTTGCACCTTGACAAAGATGCTATAACGCTCTTAGTTCAAGAAGGGCTTTTAGCAATATTAAAACTTTATATTGAGCAACAAAAAAATAAAGAGTAAACTGTTTGTCCCTTAGATTGGCGGCTCTAATGACATCGTGGCGATCTAAGGTAGTAGCGTTACCAGAAGGGTAAGAGGCTGAAATAGCGCAATACAGGTGGCGAAGTTAGTGCCTGTGCCTCGCAAGACTGACGGGTGAGCGATTCCTTAATGGGATACTCTGAAGGCACACTTAGGTAGGCTAGGTGTGCTCAAACCTTTTGGGATAGACTCTAAAGTCTATAAGTTGTATAAGTAACTATGGTGTTAATTAAATCTAAGGGGGAACTTATGTTTGATGAGTTTTGGATGCTTTATCCAAGAAAAGTAGCAAAAGCAGCAGCACGAAAAGTTTGGCAAAAACTTTCAGAAGAAGATCAACTTTTGGCAGCTAAAGCAATAGACGAGCATTGTCAATATTGGAAAGCTAAAGAAACTGCATTAGAATTTATACCTCATGCAGCTACTTGGCTAAATCAAGAACGCTGGGAAGATGAGCTGGTAATAGAAACAAAAGGTAGCAAAAAGTTACCTTTGGGAACTAACCAGCAGATTGAAGAAGCTTATAGAATTGAGTGCGGTAAAGACCCAAAATTAGCTCGTTTTGGCAGCTATTACGAAATGAGAGAATATGTCCTTAAACAAAGGGAACTGCGATCCAAAGCACAAGCATGAATGTGGGGTGCGATACCTGTGTTATCTGCGCCACAAAAAAGGTTTAGAGTGGTTTAGAAATTACATATCAGACAAGAACTTTAGTAAAGTATTACTAGACGATTTTTATACGCAATACAAATTAGGCAATCGGGGGGAATGGGGATGTTGGAAAAATACATTGTCGGAGCAACAGGGATTGGGTATTTAATCACCGGAATACTTCAATTTAACAAGGGGGCTACAGCTAATGCAGTTATTTGGATTGGCTACGCTATTGGTCAAACAGGACTTTGGCTTAATTTAAAATAATGGACTTGTTTGATTTTCCAAGAGTTGTGCCTGAAAGTCCTAAACTTATGACATTGCGTGAAGTAGGAGTAGATTATGCAATGGAAAAAAATGCTGATTGGCATAGTCGTTTACCAATTACAAGCCATTCAAACATGATTAGAAACGCTCATAAGGTGTTTTATGGCGCAGAATATAAAGATCATTGCTTTGCCGTTGCTATGTGGACTGACCCTGTAGCTGGTAATCGTATGTCAAAAGATCATATTTGGCTTGAATTAAGACGGTTGGCAATAGCACCAGATGCACCTAAATTTACAGCAACCTGGATGATTTCTAAAATGGTTAAAGATATAGAAAAGCGTTTTCCTGATGTCACAATGCTTGTTTCTTATCAAGATACTGAAGTACATACAGGAACTATTTATAAAGCAGCCAATTGGAAACTTGATACTGTAAGCAAATTTCAAGATTGGTCAAATGAAAAAAGAAAAAGAAATGATTTGCAAAGTAAAGCAGATAAAATTAGATGGAGTTATGCAATATGAATAAAGAATATGACCCAAGCGATGCGATTCAATTTATCTATAAAACGGCTCCTGACTATGCGAAAGCCAAAGGCGAACTGGCGCAACTCGAAGCCTTTAAGCATAGCCTTAAAGCAATTAAGATGGCGCAAGCGGATGGGGCATCCATTGCAGCTAAAGAAATGGAAGCATATCGTAGCCCTGAATATCAAGAGCTATGTAAGGCCATTGGAGCAGCTACAGAGCAAGCTGAAAAGTTAAAATGGCAACTTGAAGCAGCAAAAATGCGCTTTGAAGCCTGGCGCACAGAACAAGCAAACAACAGACAAATAGATAGGATTACTCAATGAACGATTACGCAGAGCATTTACTTAAACTTAACAGACTTACTAAATCGTTCTTAAACTCTATTCTTAAAAATCGTAAAACCGAAGCTTATTTAATTGCTTGTGAAATAACAGAAACAGCTACAGAATTAGAGGCATGGGCTAGTAAACATAGTGTCCACTAAAAGTGAAAAGAACTATATGGCAAGAGTTGCCGGACTCGGTTGTATATTGTGCAGTTCCGTGCTTGGGTATGAAGGTAGCCCTGCCGAAATACACCACATTAGACGAGCTGGTGTCCGTGCTACAAGCCCCATTATCCCCCTCTGCCCTGAACATCACAGAGGAAACAATGGTATTCACGGAATGGGTAGAAAAGCTTTTGAAAGAAAATTCGGCACAACCGAGGAAGCGTTACTACAGCAAGTTCAAAAAAGCTTGGAACGGTAAATGACTGAAGAAAAAACTTTAAGAAAGATTGCTGATGAATTAGGAATCAGCCATCAAGCTGTATCTGAAATCATAGAAAGAGCAATGCGTAAAATTAAAGAAGAATTAAAAAAGCGTGGTATTAACTTAGATGATTTGATAGATAATTAAAGCTCATGCCCATCAAAACCAAGTTCTAGCCCTACTAACATTTTTCTACGCTTAAAAGTAGCATCGTGCAATGTCCATTTACCTGATCTGTGACGGGAACAATGAATCATCTCATGCGCCATAGAGCGAACCACAGTATCGTAATGACCGCACCTTGCTTTAGATATACTAAATATATGTGGCTTGGCTAAAGACTCATCAAATTCATAGGTAGCCATAACGCTATGGTCATCAACAATATCAAAACGACATAGCTCACTCGGTGGCAAATCCCATTTTAAGAATGGATCGCATTTAGCTAATGTTAGATAAATGCCTTCAAGGATTTTAGGAGTTATTTTCATGCCATCATGCTTTCATACTGCATGAATTTTGCCACGAAACTCTATCTCATCCTCACCAAACACCCTAACCATCTCTGGTTGCAATAGTTTGCTGCGTTCAAAGGTAAGCATTACAAAGCCACTATTCCAATCTTTAGGCGTGTCCTCTGTGTAATTGAACTGTGGGCCATTTGGATCAGCTAAAGTACCTGTCTGTACCCCATAGCGAGTGCCATTGTAGTCGTTGTAAGGAATACTAGACAAAACATGAGTATGGCCAGTAATCATAGATACACCAGAGTTGACAGCGTTGTTTCTGCCGCCTGTCCAGCCACCTTTCCAGCGATGCTTGACGCAGACATCTTCATTGATCCACACAGACCAGCAAGGTTGCCATTTAGGAAAATACTCTTTTAAGCTAGTACCTGGTACACCTTCAAAAGCAGGCAAAAAATTAACCACGTTGCTAGTAAAACGCATATCGTGATTGCCCAAAGGCCAATATAACTTTGCTCCTTTTGCGACATTTTCTATTTCTCCTAGATAATGTTGGCAAGCTTCTAATTCTTCTTTTACTGACGGAAGCTTATCAAAATCCATCCTTGGATGGCGGCTGATACCAGCACCATCAAAAGCGTCACCATTGCAAATAATGGCTGTGGGTTTGAACTCTTTAATTGACTCCAGCAAAGCTTTAAAAGCAGTAGTAGTGATGTCAGGCCAAAAATGAGCATCGCTAAATACGATAACATTACCTTTTTCAATATTAAACCCCCGTCTAGTATGACCTTCTGTTTGTTCTATTTTCTTTGCAACGCTTACCCTTTGGTCATTAAATGATGGCAATTCAATACCAAGCCTTGTTTCTATTGACCTTCTGCGGTTATAAATAGACCTTACATCTAGTTTATGAACTGCTGCAAACTTTTGTGGACTGCCAATCTTTTTCCACTCCGCAATCCATTCTTCATCTGATAAGTGATAACCAGCCATTGATATACCTTTTGGTGTAAAGTTATCAAATACTAACTGATTATTATAAAAATTCAATGACTTATGCTAAAAGGGTTGATTCAAATCATTCGATTATTGTTAAAGCTTTGCGTGATTTGGGTTGCTCTGTGTTCGATACGTCTAGGGTTGCTGGGGGTTTTCCCGACCTTGTGGTTGGCAAAAATTCAAAAACTGCTTTGGTCGAAATAAAAGCAGATGAGAAAGCCAAATTCACACCTGCTCAACAAGCCTTCATGTTAAATTGGCGTGGTTCTACAGTATGTCGAATACATGATGTAGAGGGTGCAATAAATCTAGTAAAAACTCTTGAAAAGTCGTAAAATAGTATTATTATTCGTAGTGTATTAACCCCATCTTAAAGGATAAATCATGGGCAAAATGGATAGCATGAAGGGCGTACCTTCTACAAC